GCGGCCGATCCGGACCACATGCCGACCAAGTTGCTGGGGCGTTCGGTGCTGCTGATCATGACGCAGTACCGCGACAAGATGGGCACCAACCGGGTGGGCATCGGCCAGGTGCTGGCGCTGAGCGCGAGTGATCGAGCGCGCGTGGAGGCGCTGCGCGGCGGTCGCGAGCCGGGACCGGCGCCGAAGGCGCAGCCGCGCAGTGAGGGACGTATGGGGCCGCCGGCGCAGCAGTTCACGAGCAGCGGGCAGCAGGTGCGTCCGGCGCCCGAGCCGGTGGGCGTGGCGGACGGGAGCCCCGATCTGCCCTGGTAATCAGCCAGCGCCCCGCGACCGCGGCGGGGCGCATTTTTTTTTGCCAGATGGAGGAGTCGTGCAACGGGTCGTGCAACGACGCTACGCGGTAGCGAATTTCTCTTCGCGGCGGGACGTGGTCCCGAATCAGTACGAGGCGACGTGGGACGAGCTGATGTGGGTGCTGAGCCAGCATCAGGCGTATCCCTCGAAACATAGTGTGTGGCTGTGGTCACCGACGCGGTATCGGGAGGGCGCGACGCGTGGACGTGCCGGAGTGGAGTCGGTGAGCCTGTTCGTGGCCGACGTCGACGACGGCACGAGTGGGGATGAGATGTGCGCGCGGCTGCGGCTGCTGGGTACGTCGTTCCTGGTGGTCAGTACCTGGTCGCACACCCCGGAGTCACCGCATTTACGGGCGGTGGTGCCGCTCGAGCAGCCGATTCCGGTGACCGACTACGAGGATGTGTGGCAGCGCTTCAACGTGCACCTGCTGGGCGGACACATTGATCCGAGTACCAAGGATCCATCGCGCATGTACTACGGGCCGAGCTGTCCGCTCGAGCGATTGGGAGAGGTCTATGTCGGACAACTCTGAGGTCGCGTTCGATTGGCGATATCTGGATCCGGTGCCGAAGCCGGAGGCGCGGGTGGTCGCGGACATTCGTCCGGATAGGGATGACCCGAGCGATGCGCGCTATCGGGCGCAGTGTTTTCTGGGCAAGTGGTATCGCGATCTGGCCGGTATGCTGCCAGGATCCGGACGGCACAACGCCGTTAGGAACAAGGCGCGCGCGGCGGGCGGGCTCGTTGCCCAGGGACTGCTGAGTGAGGCCGAAGCGTACGAGGCCCTGTATGCAGCGTGCGAGGCCAATGGTCTGACACAGGACCCTGGCGGGGCCGCGGAACGGACGGTGCGGGATGGGCTGAGCTACGGCATGGAGACGCCGTGGGTGCCCAGCGATCTGCCCGATTCTCCCGTCTGGCGCACGCGCTACGAGAGCCCGCGGATGGGGTCCAAAAGTAGAACAAATGATTCGTTTACGGTTCCATCCCTATATAGGCAGGAACTGCAAACGAAATTTCAGACGGCCCGTGAGCTGGCCCAGCAGGCGTTGCCGGAGGTGGCGTGGATTGCGCGTCCGTGGGTGGCTGAGGGTGGCCTGACGGAGGTCGACGGGAAGGTCAAGGCGGCCGGCAAAACGACGTGGCTGCTGGCGCTGATCCGGTGTGTGCTGGACGGCGAGCCGTTTATGAACCAGCCGACGCGGCAGACGCCAGTGGTGCTGCTGAGTGAGCAGGGGCCGCGGTCGCTGCAGCAGGCATTGATCCGGGCCGGGCTCGAGGAGCGGGACGACCTGCACGTGCTGATGTGGCACGAGACGCGCCAGTACAAATGGCCCGACGTGGTCGAGTGCGCGGCCGACTACTGCAAAGAGGTCGGGGCGCGGCTGCTGGCGGTGGACACGCTGAGTCAGTTCGTGGGGTTGCACGGAGATTCGGAGAATAGCGCGGGTGATGCGCTGGTGGCGATGCAGCCGTTGCAGGCGGTGATCGCGCGCGACGGGTTGGCAATTATTTTCAACCGGCACGAGCGCAAGAGTGGCGGGGATGTGGGCGATTCGGGGCGTGGCTCGAGCGCGTATGCCGGCGCGGTGGACATCATCATCTCGCTGCGCCGGGCAGGGCTGGACGTACGGCCGACGGTGCGCCATCTGCATGCGCTGTCGCGCTTCGACGAGACGCCGGCCAAGACGGTGATCGAACTGCAAGGGGTGCGCTACGTGGCGCTGGGGGACGAGGAGACGCTCGCCTCGGAGCGTGCGCAGCAGGAGGTTTACAGCGTGCTGGGGGCGGAGGACGAACTGCTGACGGCGTTGCAGATTCAGGAGCAGGTGATGATCCGACGCAACGTGATGTACGACGCGCTGAACGCGCTGCTCGCGAGTGGTCAGATCCGGCGCGTGGGGAGTGGCAAGCGCGGCGACGCGTACCGCTACTTCCGACCGCAAAAAGACGACGTGTTCGATGTTTGATGAGCAGAAGCTCAGCGCGCCATGGCGCAAGAAGGTGACGCCGTTTGGCAGCAATCGTGGGATGGAGCGCGCGCGACAGAGTCAGGGCCGGTGGATCGGTCAGCGCGAGAAGATGCCGGCGATGAACATCCCGCAACAACGCTCGGAGAAGCGCGCCAGCCCACGCAGGCGCGAAATGAGCCAGTTTGGCCTGCGCCTGCGCGGACGGCGGACAGGGGCGCTGCAGCGTGTAGGACAGGTGCTGTGGAACGCGGAGAGCGAGGCGCACTTTCAGCAGCGGGTGATTCAGGCGGCCAAGCTGCTGGGGTGGCTGCTGGTTTATCACACGTGGGACAGCCGGCGCTCTCCGAGCGGGTTTCCCGACCTGGTGCTGGTCAACGAGAAGCAGCATCGGCATATCTTTGTCGAGCTGAAGGCGCAGCGCGGGCGATTGACGCTGGCGCAGGAGCGCTGGCGGGATGGGCTCGAGCGCGTCGGCTGCGAGTGGTACTGCTGGCGGCCGAGCGACTGGGAGCAACTCATTCAGGTCCTGCGTAGCCGGTGAACGTGCTCGTCGCCTGCGAGTTCTCGGGAATTGTGCGCGACGCGTTCCTGGCGCGCGGGCATAACGCGTGGTCGTGCGATCTGCTGCCGACCGAACGGCCCGGCCCGCATTTTCAGGAAGACATCTTCGCGGTGTTGCGGACTGGCTGGATGGTGTGGGACCTGCTCATCGCCCATCCGCCGTGCACGGCGTTGTGTCGCGCCGGTGATCGCTGGTATCGCGGCAGTTCCGAGCGATTGCGCGCGCTGCAGTTCGTGGAGGCGCTCTGGGCGCAGCCAGTGCCGCGTATCGCGATCGAGAATCCGCGCGGGCTGAATCGGTTGTGGCGGCCGGCGGACCAGGTGATTCAGCCGTGGATGTTTGGGGAGCCGGAGCGCAAGGCGACGTGTTTGTGGTTGCGGGGCGTCGCCCCACTGCTGGCGACGTCCGTAGAACTCGAGCGCCGATCGCGTGTGGCGTATGTCGCGCCAGGACCGGAGCGCTGGAAAGAACGGTCGCGGACGTTGCGGGGCGTGGCCAGGGCGATGGCCGAACAGTGGGGATAAAAAAAAACACCATCCCGGACGTCGCGTCGAAGAGACCGGGATGGTGTTGGGGTTAAGGTGCGCCGTTGTCTGACGCAACGTTGGCAACAGAGCGTCAGGTCAGCGCGTCGTCAGTCTAGCAAGTCAGTTGTTGAATGCGCGCCGGAGACCGGTCAGGAAATCATCACTCGGCGGACTGAGGGGATCGAAGCCGTACTGAACGATGGCCTGGTGCCGGCTATCCGTGGTCATGGGCGCGTTGGGTTGGGGGTTGTAGACACCGCTGGTGCAATTGGTAGCCGCGTAGTCCTTCAGGCAGCCGCGCGCGGGCGGTCCGATCTGACTCAAAATGATCAGCCCGAACAGGGCGAGCAGAAGAGCGCTGACAAGGATGGTTTGCCAGTGTGCCAGTGGCGTGCTGGTTTTCATTCGAAGTCCTCGGGGTGTTCAGCCAGGCGCAAGTCCAGATAGCGCAGCGCGTAGCGTTGCATGCGCGACAGCGCGGAGCCGCGCTCCCAATTGGTCACGGTCTGACGCGTGACGTCGAGCAGCACAGCGAGCTCGCCCTGCGTCAGGCCGTAGTGCTGACGCAGGGTCCGCACCATCAGGGCGGTATCGGTCGGTGGCGCGAGAGTCATGGCCGGGGCAGAAACACCCACACGTAGGTGTTGTCAATCTCACCGCCGACCAGGTCAGTGAAGAAGCCGCCGCGCCAGCCCATTTTGTCGCGCACGGCTTCGGCCGCGGTCGCGTGATTGTCGACCGTGTTCAGTCCGTAGTCGTATTCGAGAATGACGCGTGAGGCGGCATCGCCGGCGTCGGCGATGATGCGCGAGCCTTTCGTGTTGGTCGGTCCGACGTAGCGGGTGCGAATGGCGCGATAGTCGGCTTTGGGCAAAGTGCGAGTTGTGGTAGTCATGATGTTCAGTCCTCCTGTGACTGACGCGCCTCAGGGCGCGATGTCTGGTCGGCCAGCCTTGATGGCCAGTTTGCGGATGAGCGAATCGGGAATGGCTTGCTTCCAGCCACTTTCGTGGCCAGCGAATGGCGCAGGTCCTTTCGGTGCGCTATGCGCGAGGGGCAGGCCACCCTGGTAGTAGGTGCGATAGACCTGATGGTCGTCGTCACAGGCACAGCCGCTCTTGTAGAGGTGCAGCATTTCGCCTGGGCGCAGCGGGCCGGAAACGGCGCGGTGCTTGACCCATGAGCGAGAGCCGTTGTCGGTGAAATGGCCACCGATGCACGTTTTCTCGTGCATGTCGTGATCCTTGGCGCACGCTGGTGCGTAGCGACCATCGCACGGCTCACACGACGTGACATACTCGACTCTTGGTTCAGCGGCTCGAGTCGTGCGCGCAGTCGTTCTCCTGGCTGGCGCAGGCGAACTGACGGGTGCGTGCGTCGAGGCGACCACGGTCAGCTTCTCGATGGTGGGCGCCGTGCCGTGAAAGCGTTCGTAGGCGAGTAGCCAACCGGCGTAGAAATCGGCCTTTGACGTCTTGGCGCGTCGATACTTTTTGCTTGCCCAGTCCGCTTCGAACAACGTTTGCAGCGTGTTGTCCGCGGTTAGCGCTTGGGTAGACTGATGGATAGCCATTGCTTCGTGCTCCTGTCACGTTGGGTGGTCAGTCCGGACCGCGTGGATGATGGCCCGCGGTCCGGACGTTTCCTGTTTGTGACGATTTAGAGTTGTGCGCCACACGTGGCGCATTTACCGGTCGTGTGCCATGGCTGAAAGATGCGCTGTGCTGGCATGAGCCGGAGCAATTCAAGGTGGCATGTCTCACATACCTGTGCGCCATCAAGCCATGCATCGAGCTCGATCTGGCGTTCGCTCGTCGCTTCGGATGTGGGACAGGCCAGCGTCTCTGACGCGTGCGCTGTCAGGGGTTGCTCGCAATTGCGACAGACGCCACTCGGGTGGCTGGTGTAGGTATCGCGAGAACGAAAGTCGTCACGAACAATGTCGCGGTACGTCGTGGCTGCGTGTGTGCTCATGTCCGAGATTGTAGCCAGTCTGCCTACAGAATGCAAGGCATTTTTGCATGACTGCAACACCAACCCCTGACATGACTGGACATGTCACGCGTACGCGCGTTCCTTTAAGCGCTCAGCTGCCATTGCCGGGGTGGTGAGGCTTCGCCTTATCACGTCTGGCTGCCACTTGACAGAACGCGCCGGATAAACTACGCTCCGAGCGCAGCGGTCGCGTCCGCGAGGAGCATTCTGTGCTCACCCTGACGTGCATCGTGCCAGACCCGTGTTGTGCCCGAGCTCATACGCTCGATTGACGGACACCGGGGCACTCTTCCAGGACGTCGGAGTCCCATCGGCGCGTGGCTTAGAGCGAGCCCTGAAGATTTCGAGGTCCTCGAGCGACGGGCAGCATGACATAATGCGGGCTCAGGTGAGTGAGGGCGAGGTGCTGCCGGGGAATGTCGAGCCGGTACCGATCCGGCGACCGCGGCGGGAGTACTCGGAGGCGATCAGGGCGCGAGCGCTGGCGATGGTGACGGCGGGCAGCTCGTGTGCGGAAGTAGCGCGCGAGCTGAATGTGGCGGTGAGCACGGTGCGGTACTGGTGGCGGGAGCACGGGCCGCAGGAGCCGCGGTCGATGATGCAGCGAGAGAAGATGGGGCAGCAGGTGTATGACACGGTCAAAGCGACCCTCGAAGCGCTGGCGACTCGAGCAAGACTTACTGCAGACGAGGACTGGTTACGCGAACAATCCGCGGCCGCCGTCGCCCATCTGGACGCGGTCCATTGGGACCGGGTTATTCGACTCCTCAGCGCTCTCCGACCGGCCGAGCCGATCGACGTCGAAGACGACGATCTGGAAACCGGATCCCCAGGCTCGGCCTGACCTGTCGCTGCACACCTTTATTCAGGAGGCGTGGCCGCTGCTGGAGCCGTCGGTGCCGTTTCAGTCCGGCTGGCATCTGGAGGTGTTGTGTGCGCATCTGGAGGCGTGTGCGCTGGGGCAGATCACGGATTTGCTGATCAACGTGCCGCCGGGGACGACGAAGTCTTTGACGACGAGTGTGTTCTGGCCGGCGTGGCAGTGGACGTGGCAGCCGTGGTCGCGGTGGCTGACGGGTGGGTATGACGCCAGGCTGGCGATCCGGGATGCGCTCAGGACCAGGCGGCTGATGCAGAGCGCGTGGTACCAGCAGCGGTGGCATGACGTGTTTGCCTTCAGTGGCGACCAGAACGTGAAGAGTTACTACTCGAACAATCGCACGGGCTGGCGATTGGCGACGAGCATGCAGGGTGGGGTGACGGGCGAGCACGCGCATTTTCTGGTGATCGACGATCCGCACAACGTGCACGAGGCGGAGAGTGATACGGAACGGGACAACGTGCTGCAGATCTGGCGCGAGGTGTACCCGAGCCGAAGGTTGCCGGGTGGGGTGCGAGTGGTGGTTGGGCAGCGGGTGCACGAGGAAGACCTGACCAACGACTGGCTCGAGCGGGAGAGCGGCAGGATTCATCATATTGAGTTGCCGATGGAGTACGACCCGCTGCACGTCAGAGACAGCCAGCTGGAGGCGTGTGCGATGGACGGGCACCTGCACGACCGGCGGGCGGAAGCCCAGGCGGGCATCGATCCCATTCTGCTCAGCCCTGGGCGTTTCACCCGTGAAACGGTTGAACAGTTAAAGGTGGACCTGGGGCCGTATGCCTACTCAGCCCAGTACGACCAGCGGCCGAGCCCCAGGACGGGCATGCTGCTCAATCCGGCGTGGTTTGTGGATCGGCCGGCGCATCTCGATGTGCAGGACATGGATCTGGTATGTGCGTTCGATCTGAACTATTCGGAGAAGGACGCCAGTGACTGGACGGTGGGCATCGTGGCCGCGGTCGAGCGGGACGCGCGCTGGCCGGTGATGCACCTGTTAGATGTCTACGCCGAGCACCTGAGCGAGATGCGCCACGAGGTTGAGCTCGGGAGGTATCTCGAGGTCTGGAAGCCGATGCTGGTGGGCATCGAGAAGCGGGCGTTCGAAAAGCAGGGCGCCACCCAGGACCTGGTCCGAAGTCTGCAGGCCAGGCTGGACTTCAGCCCGTGCCACATCGAGCCGGTCGAGGCGGACAGTGACAAGTTGTCGCGGGCCATGATCATCGCCGGCCGAGCGAAAGCCGGACTGATCACGGTCGATCGGACGGCGCCGTGGTGGCATCAGCTCAGCGTGGAGATGTCACGGTTTCCGAGGAGCCAGCACGACGACCGGGTCGATGCGCTGGCGTACACGGTCAGATTGGCGGTTCAGCGACTGCAGAAGGTGCGGGCGATGATTCTGCTAATGACGCAGCCGGTGCCCTTCCGGGTGGCGGGTCAGACCAGTGGTGGCTACCGGCCGGGGGTGGGGGAGATGATGGGCGACCTGAGCGCATGACGCGCGACGCGCTCAACTTGACAGAACATCCTAAGCTTGCAAGAAACGAGGCTGAGCATGACGGAGACCTCCTCCACTTCTACCAGCGACACCTCGCCCTCTTCGACGCCCTCCGCGCCGACGGCGCCACCCTCACCGTCGTCACCCGCTGTGGTATCCATCATCGAACGACTCCGGCTCTCCGCCTCTGTGTTTGTAAGCAAGGACGAGCTGACCGAGACGGAGAGGGACGCGCTGAAAGCGGCCGGCCACGCGATTGAGCAGGACGTGGTGCGCGACGGCTGGTTCGTGCGCGTGCTGTCCGACTTCGAAAAAGCGCAGGCCGAGACGGAATCTGCCCCACCTGTTCCTTCTCCTTAATAAGGAATGACGCTCAGACTGGAGGACGTCCCCACCCCTTCGCAGCTCGCCACGCGCTGGTGGTCGGCCTTCAACGAGTGGCAGACCACGCGTGCCCGCGTGCGCGACTGTCGCGACTGGCTCGCCAATCGCTTCGATCCGATCGTCCCCGAGGAGTTCGCGCTCAGCGCTGGCAACCTGGCCATCAAACTGCCCCACGCCCAGACCATCCCGCTGCATGCGGTCCAGATGCTCAGTTCGAAACGCCCCCGTCTGCGCCGTGAGCCGATGGGCAGAAGCGTCCGGGCGCGCACCGCGGCGAGCAGTCTGGAGCTGTGGGCCAATGCCGCGCTGGACGCCATGGAGCAGCAGGGCGGCAAGTTCTGGCGGCCGCTCATGGACATGCTGTTCAACCAGGGCGGGGCCGCGGTGCTGTGCTTTCCGCGCGCCAGCTACTGGGAGAACCTGCCCACGTTCGTCGACGACGAGGACCAGGTCATCGAATTGTGGGAAGGCGCCACCCTCGAGGAGCAGAAGCGCTCGTACGACGAGTTCTCGCTCGACTGGCGCGCGCGGGCCATCCCCATCGGGGTGCGTATCATCGGCATCGATCAGTGCCTGCCAATCCTGGGTCCCGGCCATCGGCTCGACGGGCTGATCACGCGCAGTCAGTACGCCCAGGAGGACCTCGAAGCGCGCGGCTACCGCTGGCGGTTCGGCGAGGCCGGCCACATCGGACCCGGCTACGACCCGGAGTACCTGAGCCAGCAGCGCGGCTTCTATCCCAAGTTCACCCTGTACGAATTGTGGCGACCCGGTTCGGTCGTCTACTACATCGGTCAGGGCATCACCGCGCCGGCCACCGATGGCTCGAATATCACCATCGCCGAGCGGGTCAATGCCGGCGGTCAGTACGAGATGGCCGCCATCGATCTGGCGGGCGACTTCGGCATCACGCGCATGTGCGGCACCTGGATCTGGGGCACCAACTTCGCGAGCGAGACGGACCCGGATAGAAGGGCCATTCCGTTCCTGTGGCCGTTTCTGTCCGTGCTGCAGGGCATGAACAACCTGGCCACGGCCAAACTCGCCCACACGTGGCAGATGGGTTTCGGCGGCTGGTTCCTGCAGGCCAACGCGGACGTGGATCCGACCCTCACCATGGAAGACGGCAAGCCGCGCGAGATCGAGATCCACCCGATGAAAGCCCAGTACGTGGCCGGCGCACCGAGCCCGGCCGTGCATCCGGGTACCTCGCGCGACGTGGACGAACTGATGAGCATGATGATCGGCGCCGTCCACGAGGAAGCCCCGAGCTCGGCCGCCGGTGGCGGCCCCGGCGCGACGTCGGGCCATGACCGGGCGCTGATCCGCAGC